CACCGTTCTTCCAGGCGGGCTATATAGAATTCATCAATCCACTCCTGCAGGGTTAGCAGTTTTCCTTCGCCTTCCCCGCTTGCCCGTTTTTTGATTTTCCCAGCCTTCCAGCCGTCCCGTTTGCGATAGCCTCGATTGTTTCGGTTATTTTGTCCATCATTTCGTCATAGTACAACCCATCATAAAAATCATCGATGGTAAATTGTTTTCCGTAGACGTCAACAACATAGTCAACCAGTTCGTCCAGGGTCTCTTCGGTGATGCTTTCTGGTTTGAGTGATCCGGCAAGTCTGATCGCCCGTCTGACCATTCGCCCCTTGGGGCGTCCGGCTGTGAAAGTTTTTTCTTCGTTATCCAACATTAATGTAATTTTCATTGTTTTTCCCTTTCTTTAAAAAAACAGGGGCCGTTAGGCCCCCTGTCTTATGCCGCTTTATATACTGTGGCAAGGAAGTTTGTTGGTGGTGTCGTTCCTTCGGACTCATCCATGACAATCCCTTTTTCTCCGTCATCGTCGGTGATAAACGTGCCTTTAAGGGTTGGCGTTGAAAATGTTACCTTGCCGTCTTCTTTTTGCTTATAGCTTTCTGATGGTTGCATGAACCGGCCTTTGTATAACCAGGTATAGGCGTTCTTTCCGTCATCCAACTCAATCATGAATCCACAGGCCACATATGGGGCCGTGTCGCTTTCTTTGGTTAATAGTGTCCCTTTGGTTGCGTCGAAGGTTCGACCCAGCAATGCGGCCCGATCTTTTAGCGGGAATTTATTAACCGTCGCCTCAATGGTGATATCACCTTCTGTATTGACAATAACCCGTGTCTGGCCATCGCCGATCAGTTTTGATTCTTCAACCTTCATATCTAGCTTAACTTCCATTAACCCCGGAATAACTACCGGTGTTCCATATGTTCCGCCCTCTGCTAATGTTGCATAGCAAAAGTTCTTAATATTTACTGGTACTGGTGCTGCCATTTTTGTATCCTCCTAAATTTTGTTTTATCCGAATATTTTTCTCATCTCTTCGTCAACAACTTGTATCATGACCTCTTTTACTTGCTTCCTGGTCTGGTTCATTGTTTTTCTGACGAATGGCCTTTTCTCCATTTTCTTTTTCCCGTCCTGGGTTGTTGTCCCGGACTCGATCGCTCTTGCTATTAACTGAAAAGCGACCCCCTCTGAATCATATCCGTCGAAACCTACTTTCGCCGTCCACGATCCATTCATCAATGTAATTGGTGTTATCCCCATGGCTTCGGCTAATTCTCCGGTCGCTTCGTCAGATAGAACACTTCTCAGGTTAACCCCCATTGCATCGGCCACTACCTCTGCCCCTGCATATACTGCCTTTTTGGCTATCTCGTCAACGTCTGTACTGGCCCGGCTAAGTTTGATCATAAAATCTTCGCCGCCCATAAATTCACATACTGCCATTTAAACCTCCATGGGAAGCTGCCACACCCATTCATGATGGGTTATTGTTACCCCTGCTGATTCTTCATACTGTTTCGAATTATACCGAAACCCTACCCCGGCATTATTCATGGCATTCTGGATCTGTCTGAACAGTGGATCATCTTCTGTTTTGGTGATAAGATCAACTGTTCCTTCCAGCACTTGAATTTTTGTTGCGCCATCACCGCACAAACTAAAGGCTTGTCCGTCGTGATCCCAGATAATATACGGTGGCTCTTCACCCTCAGGTGCAAAGCTCCGGTAGGTTTTTTCAGTTACGGATACCAGGGCGTCTTCAATTTTCTGGAATGTCATATAGGTTACCTACTCTTTCCATGGTAATCAGCATCGTTGGCGGTTCTGTGTCGTCCGGGTATTGGATATTGATAACCTGGTATTGTTCGCCGTCCTGGGTAACGGCCACATCAGTTGCTGTGATCTTTTCTCTTTTCGGGCATTCAATGAATAAATCGGCCTTGCTGTTTGTCTGCATGGCCAGATTCATCCTTGCAATGCCAACCGTTTTGATGTTGTGCCGCAACGACTCTTTGATGGCCAGGCTTTTCTTTGGCGTTTTCCCTGGAATGGTGACCGTCTTTAACTCATAGAATCTTATTAACCCGTCGTTAAATGTCCGCTGCTTCTTTGCTTGCGACATAGGCTTTTACCTCCTCTGCCTGTTGGAGTGACAACAGCTCCGGCAAATAGTTTCCCATGAACTCAGACAGCGCCCCGGCCCGGACATACCTGCAGTAATCAAACAACAATCCCCTGGCATCCGCTTCAATGGTGTAGTCCATGGTCGCCCCGGCCACGTTGTCAATATAGGCCATCCCTCTTTTTATGATCCCGGTTATTTTTTTATCTGTTTCGGGATCTTGCCACGTTATGTCCAGTTCGTTTTTTAC